GCTGTGGGACTGGTGTAGGTGCAACTGGAGCTACAGGTTGCGGTACGGGTTGAGGTACTGGAGCTGTAGGCTGTGGTATTGGTTGTGGAACCGGTGCTGTTGGTTGAGGTGTTGGTGTTGGAGCTATTGGAGCGGGAACAGGTGCAGCCGGGCATCCAATTTCGCCGGTTGCTGAAACAATACCTATATTTGTTCCTGTAGTAGTTTCTCCCATAACTACATAGAATGTAGGCCCTGATCCTTCTACTCTATCTCCTGGAAATAAAGTTATTTCTGATGTTTCATTTTGTGTTCTAAATCCAGTAACGTCATCAGTGCATCTTCTTAATGAATAAAAAGTAGCTACTGTTGGTGCTGGCACAGGTTGTGGCGCAACAGGAGCTGGAACAGGGGCTGCTTCACAAGCAACCGCATCAAAGAATGCTGTTCCGTTCCACAATCTTGTTATAGTCCCATTAGTAACATGTCTTTGATTAGATTTATCTACTATGTTATTACTGTCACAAAGAACTGTAGCTGTTGCTAAGTCGTTTGTGTCCATCCAAAAAGTTGCTGTATTAGGATAAACACAATTTGCTACATAACTAGTGTTCCAATCTAACTGTTGGCTTAATAAAGATACAGCAGGTGCTGGAACAGGCACAGGAGACGTAGGAGCAGGGGCTACTGGCTGAGAATCTGGACATCCAAAGAACCCTGTGTAAATAACATTTCCTGCACTTGTATAGCCTTCAGGCGGGTCAACGCCTAGAATAAGATAGGTGTAGAATCCGTCTGTAACTCTTTCGTTTAATTCAAAAACAGCAGTAGTAGGATCACTCTTATAAGTTGTTAGTCCATCAGTACATGACTGCAAGTGATAAACTACAGCATTAGGTGATACAGGCGGAGGCGTTGGTGCTGGCTGACAAGCGTCACAATCCGCGTAAGTAGCTGATATATCTCCAGAATTTAATGGCCCGTTAGAACCTGACACCGTGTAGCATCCTTCTAAGTTAACCAACTCAACAACTGTTCCAATAGGAATTACATTAAGACTTCTTGCATAAGTAACAAATACACCTCCGCAAATTGTTAAATAGTAGTAATTATAATTATCAACTACCGGGGCTGGAACTGGGACTGGATCAACTACAGGAGAAACAACAGGGGCTGGAACAGGCTCAACAACAGGGGCTACCACTGGAGCCGGTACAGGAACAGGCTCAACTACTGGTACCACAACAGGCGCTGGAACCGGGGTTGGATCAACTACCGGTACAACTACAGGAGCAGGGACAGGTGCTATTGGTTGTGGGACTGGAATTGGGGCCGTAGGCTGCGGTGTTGGAATTGGTACAGGCTGAGGTGCAGGGGTAGGTGTTGGAGTTGGCACTGGTTGTGGCACCAAAGTAGAAGATAAACTACCAATTCCTTGAATTGAAAACTCTTTGCTATCTAAAGTATTTTTGTTTTTTGATATACCATCAATATTATTAAACCACTTACCTTCTTTGCCTTTAAAGTATATTACCTTACCTTGTTGCAAATCCGTAGTAATTGACGTAGCTTTCCACCCATTTATAGAGGTAGTGTTGCCCTGTGTTCCTTCAAAAGCTATTGTTTTAAAGTTTTTAACTACAGATGGTTCGTCATTAAATATAAATTTTACAGAAGAATTATATGGAATTCCATAAAAATTATTAATACCTAAACTATGATGTTTCCAAATTTGAGCATTTTTAAATGTAAAATATTGCCCGTTTAATGAAACTCCGTTTTCTGGAATATAAGATAATCTACTTGTCCATCCGTCTACTGCTTCTGAAAATGAAATACTCTCGTCTCCAGTTAATGATAGTATATATTGTCTTGTGTGTATGTCATATGAACCTATTATTGTAGAATCATGACCGTTAAATTTATCTCTAAAATAAGTTGACATACCCTTATCGGATAGTAACGTAAGGCCATCTCTTGAAAGCCTTAAAACAACACCTCTAGCTTTGTCTGCAAAATAAACTTGATAACCATAGCTAGCAAATGATTCTGGATTTTTAGAAATACCAAATTCTCCAGCATATGGTACAGCTTGGCCAAGAACATTATTAGAAGCCGTTATGTTAGTAGATCCATCAGCATTATATAATGCGTCTTTGCTGGCCAATATTCTTAATACTTTATCTTCACAAAAAGCTATTAAATCGGTATCTCTTGCATGCAACAATTGAATAGATCCGTATTCTGGATTTAAATCTTTTGTTATAGCTTCACCTGTATTAAATTGATTTAATCTATTAATTCCATTTCTTGAATTAAATAAACCAGACCATATAAGTCCACTAGTGTTTTTAAACCTTTTATATTGTTCAGAAATTGTTGTTGATACTCTAACTTGATTATCTATAATAACCTCATTAAAATCATCCCTAAGCCTATTTGATTCTATACCATTACCAAAATTAAAACAATTAAACCATCTTAATGTATGAGCGGCATTGTACTCGCTGATAGGGTAAGATTCTTCTGTTTCATAGTATATATCTAATAAATCATTTTTAACAGCTGTTTCAAAAACAGCAGGGCCACCGCCTGAGCCAGCATTTGATGAAGCATAACAAACAAAAACTTCAATATCTTGCCCGTTAAAAATAAGGCGTGTATATATAGTAACTTCCCCTGTTGAATCCGAATATAAAGAAGAATTAGTTTGCGTCCAGTCGTCTGCCGCCAGAAGAGTAGTGCTACCGCATGTAACCTCTCCTGCGGATGTACCCACTAAATTGGGGGCGGCATTAGAACATGACTCTTGAAGCACATAAACATTACCATCTTTAAACCAATAAGAATATTTATCGCCCCTGTCGTCTCCCTGTAATACTATGCAAATATCTCCTAAATATAAACCATCAGTTTGAGGTACTCCAACAATTATATAATTATTTGGGTCTATCAAAGATGAATTACCCGCTAATCCTGAAGAACTTAAAAATCCATCTGATATAATACTATCTTTTTGAACTTTTACAAAAAATCTATCATCAAATTGCCCAGTTGCAGTAATGCTGTCAGGCTTGCTTGATTGTATGTCTAATACTTTATATTTAGCGTTTTTGTTGTTTAAAGGCGTATTTGTATTAGCCCCTTTTTTAAGAATAATATAGTCTTCTTCATTAAACTTATTTATTTCATAGCTTGGCACTGAAAGCCATAAACTTTCTTCAGTAGTACTATCATTATATGCTTGATCAACTATAAAATTATAATATTGTTGCGCAGATTCTTTTATGTATATTTTAAATTTATCTATTTTAGAATCAGTAGGTCTGTTTCCAATCATTTGGACACTAAAAGCTTTGCCTTTTCCGTCGTCTCCAAGATCTATTTTTTTAATACCAAAATCATTGGACACAATAGGAGTTTGCCTTCCGTATTTATCTTCAAATAAAATACCAAATTCATAATCCCTATCTGATTTTATTGATCTTAAAGTATTTGTAGTTCTATTATTAAGCCCTATATTAAAATTAGGAGAATAACCGGTTAAATCAATACCACTTTCATAATTAGCAAAAACAAGCCTATTTGCAACAAGATCCATTGCTAGTGCTTTATTTGGAACAGCATCAAATTGTCTTAATAATTGATCGCTAGGAAGTACGGAATATACATTTTCTTTTTCGATAGTTACATTGCCTAAAAAATTATTAATTGGCAAGGTTTTATAAACGTATATATTTGTATTATTGGTTTCTTTATACAATATATCAATTTCAGAAATATCATTAACATTATATTCAATTCCAGTTAAAAACAATCCAGTAATGCTATTTACCATTTGATTGTTAAAGCCGGTTTCTAAATTATAATCTGAAATTTCTTTTGGATAAAAAGCTGTTTCGGAAAAAGGAGCCATTACAGAATACTGCCCATTGCTAAACTTCCATCTATATGAAAATCTTACAAATTTTTCTTGAAATATTGGCTCAATGTATTTTTTAACTACATACCTAACAGCGTCAGTATCTGCATTATTATTTTTATAAGTTAAATTTAAAGTTAAATTTAAATTTGGAGTTAAAGTTTGGCTTACAAAAGAACCTTTAGCGTAGTAATACTTTTGTGTAGCAGGATCAACATAACTTAACTCAACAGTATCTCCAATTGCAATATTGTTTATTGTATCTGGGCTATTGGTTACAACTGTAAAATTATCTCCAATAGCAACCTCGCTAAGATCTAAAACAAGTAAAGGTTCTACTGAGCCATCTAAATAGTCTGAAAAATTAATTACAGGCGCATTTAATGGCTTTTGTTTTATTATAGTTATATCTGACTCAATAAAATTTACTGAGTTTATTTGAGTATGTGTGTTAAAATCATTATTAGAATAAGAAATAAAATCTTGTATATCTAATATTTTTGGCTCGTTAGTATCGTCTGTCCAAGCTAAAAACCCTTCTATAATAACAATGCCTGTTATTTTTGTAGAGGGGAAGTTTAAAACTGATTCAGTATCAACAATAACTGGTTTTACAGTGTTTTCAATTGTATCGTATTCAGCTATAAAATCCTTATTAGTATCTTTAACAAACCAATATATTTTATTTGTTGTTGTATCCGCAATGGATCCAATGCAGAGAGCGTCATTTTCAGTAATAGAAGAAAGAGCTTGATTGCCTTTTAGGTTTTGTATTGCTCCTACATCATTACCGTCAGTACTAGCCAACTGAATGTTAAGAGCATCCCTGTATTCACCATTTGGTACTAAACGTTCGTCTAGGTCTTTATTCATTCGACCCGCGTTGAATAGGTGCTTAATTTCTGGCATTTAATTAGTGTTTAATTTGTTTGCTCTTACCTCTCATTACCTGAGTAAGCTCTCTTAATTTTAAATTTGAAAGACGTAGCTTAGCATTACGCATAGTAGCTCTTCTTTCTTTTTTAAACCTATTTACAATGTACTCCGGCATATTTGCTTTAGAGGCAATTATTGCGTGAGCTATATACTTATAGATAGCTTCTTCTGCTAATTTGTGTACTTTCATTTCTTTGTCAGTACCTAATCCGTCAGAAATATATTTTATTGTAATTACTTTACCAGATAAGTTACTACTAAAACCAAATTGTCCATTTAATTCGTCAACAACAAAAACGCCGTTAACCTGTGTAGTTTCAGGGTTTGATCCATATCTTCTACCTAATCCTATAACACTATTGTTATGATCTGCGTTTGAAAAGAAGTAATCATCATTATTAGATAAACCTATAGTGTCATTTGTTTCAACACCTTTAAAGTATTCTGTAGCAATGGAAGTACCAGTTAGTAAGCTATCGTCATCATCATACAAGTAGTTTGTTTCGTCGTCTTGTAATACAGGTTGCGATGGTCTTGATGTATCATTACTAGGATATATTATTCTTTCTAAGCCGTTACCATCTATCCAAGCTAGCTGTACATACCCAACGTAATCTTGAGGCATTGGGATAGTCAACGTAGATCCAACCTCAACTTCTTGTATTTTTTCTACTCTTGAAATGTCGTAGCTAAATTCCTGTATTGCTCTTTTAGCATGAAACATAACATCTAACTGTCTTGCAGTAGTTATTATTTTGTCGTCTCCAACATAAGAAACCATAAAGTTTGCTATAATATCTTCTAACGATATGTATCTATAGCTTCCGTGCTTTTGGTTATCTAATACTATTTTAACCTCTGTACCATCAACAGGCGCTACAGAAAAAGTAATTACACCCGTATTGTAAGTGTAATTGCTGTCATCTATTTCTTTGCCGTCAATAAATACAACAAAATCTGTAATAAGACTTGGTAATGGATCAAACGTAACTGTAAATACAGTTGTAGAGCCATCTGCTATAAATATTTCTGATAGGCTATAATACTGCCTTGCTGTTTGATTTATAAGTCCCATTTATTAAGATTTTTCTTGAGTTATTTTTTTAGTTTCTTTTGCGTCTGCTACTTGTGAAACGCTAGGATCTTTTATTGTTAATCCAGCATACATTAATATTTTAAGAACCAAAGTTGCTTCTTCAGACTCATGCAATTCAAAGTCTTGAGAATTGTTTGCGTTATAAAGGGCGTTGTTATTTACATTGGTGTATGCCCATTCAACTTTTATAGGCTTCTTAACATAAGTGCAAGTTACGCCAGATGTAATTGTAGATGGATATAATGTAACACTCCAAGAGCCATTAACATCTTGAATATAAACAGGTGTTGTAGTAGATGGTTGTGTAAGCTTAGAACCTTGATAATCAAGCAGCTGCTTTATATCAACTTTTTCAACCTCGGTTCCGTTGTATATAACAGTGCCTATTTTATGTAAGTCAGAAGGAAATGTAAATGCTCCAGAGGAGTAAGTAAGATTTCCATATGTTTTAAACTTACTAATTTTTTCATCAACAAGATTGTACAATTGAGCATACTCAGTGTTATTATCTTTTAATCTCATATACTGATTAAGATCAAAAAAATATTGCTCAAATATTTCTAATTGAGCTTGATTCGCAAAAAGATTAAACTCTTGCGGTGTTAAATAACCTCTTTGCTCTTTATTTAGAATAGCAAGTACTCTTTGGTATACTGTATCTATACTTATCATGTTGTTTATTGTTATTTATATTAGTTAGGCCACGTTTAAGCGGCCTAACCTCTATAAAATATTACGTGTTATTTAAGCCTTTTTTCAACAGACTGAAAAACTTCTACGCCTTCATCTGTTTTAAAGTAAGCTGCTAACGCCGAGTATGGATTTTCATCAAATGGTACAGTAATTAACTTTCTTCCTGTTGATGCCCAACTAAAGGTTCTGTTGTCATCCGATAAATTAATAATCCTTTGTTCTACCGACTTAATAGCTAAGTTTCTAATATTTATATTTTCGTCATTAACCAATTCTAAGAACAAAATAGGATCTTTCTTAGCAAATAGCAATAAATCCCTTTTAAGCTCCTTAGAACTCATATCTGACACCCTAGATCCAACCTCAGTACGCAATATAGCTTCAGCTTGGTCAATATCTATAGAACGAGCTGCTACTAAAGCATCTAATTCTAATTCTAAAAAGTCTAATTCGTCTTCTGCATCTTCTTCAGCATCAAACTCTTCAAACAATTTACCTTTTTGAGGGTGATATAATGATAATAGTTTTTGTAACGTTTGTTTCTCTTTTGGTACTACCAATGTTCCATCAGTAAATACAATATGCCCTAATCTTGCAGGGCCTTGAAATTCATCAACAAATGGTGTTTTTTGATTTAAAGTATACTTGATTTCTCTTTCGTATCCTTTCTCTTCGTCAAACCAGTAAATTCCTTTACTTCTTATTGTATATGTTAATGCGTTTCTACCGCCTTTTAAATAGTATGTACGGTCTTTAACTTCCCAAAAATTCTTTTTTGGTTTTGGCTCTTCCTTTACAACAACTTTTTCAATTGGTGCTTCTAAAGCTTCTGCTATAACTTCAGTATCTCTTGGTACAGAAGTTGATTTTTTTGGTGTGACTTGTTTTGCCATGATATAATATAATTAAAAAGTGTATAAAAGTAAGAAATACCCCCGTCAGTTCAACGAGGGTAAATCCTACAAAGTTATGTTAGTTTAAGATCATGAAGTTATTCGCTCCTTGAACTACTAAACATCTTTCAGATAAGTAGTGTACTTCCATTGCATCAAGATCAGATGTGAAAGCTCCTCCAACTGAACCAGTTGTCCAAGATTTCATTTTTCTGTCATCAGCTTCAGAAGCTCTGTAACGTACGTGTAAGAATGGTCTTTTGATGTTCTTACCTAATACTTTGTCATAAACAGTAGAAGTTCCAGCAGGTACTAAAACCCCTCTGATGTCTGTAACAAGTCCTCTAGTAGTAGCATCGTTTAAGTATTTCCAGTCAGTTTTGTAGAAGTCATAAGAACCTCTTCTGAATCCAGAGAAACCTAAGTTAAGTGCCATATCTTCGCTGTTAGAAAATACTCCGTAAGAAGTACCACCTGCACCGTAAGAGTTTTGAGCAGCAAGCATATCGTCAATGTTTAAAGAAACTTCTCTGTTTAAGAAAAGCATGTTCTCTTCAATTGCTCCTTGCTTATCTAATTTCTTAAGGATTTCGTCAAAGTCAGATAAATCTTCTGCAGCAGAAGAACCATCAACACCGGCAGTTACGTGTCCTCTATCTTGGATAGCGGCAAATAAACCTTCAGTTCCTTTAACACCTGCAACAGCAGCTCCAGATAATGCAGCAGCATTTTCTCCTTCAACAACAGCCATTTCTAAGTAATCTTCGAAACGAGTTCTTGTATCTCCTTCAGCTTTCAAATACCATAAGTATCCAGATTGTCCAGATTCTCCAGTAATTTCAACCCATCCAATTTGTGATGCATCAGATCCAGATACTTCGTACTTGTCTTTAATGATGATTGGTTGGTTTGTGAAAGATTGGAAAGATGGAGTAACAGCTCCTGACATTCCAGTAGTCCCTTTGTTAAATTCAGCACCAAATACGAATAAGCTTACAGAACCGTCAGCAAAATCTGAATCAGTTGAAAATGCAGCTTTGTCATATCTTTTAGCTGTAATAGTAGTTGCAGTAACTGCAGATACAAAAGCTTTAACAGTTGTAGTTCCGTCAGAAACAACAATAGTTTGGTTGGCACGTACAGCGTGTCCACCAGATACAGTGATAACACCAGTTGAAGCAACTAATGCAGCCCCTTCGTAAGAAAGGTGTAATCTTCCTTGCTCTGACCATACTACTTGATCAGAAGTCATTGGCATTTCAGCACCTACCATACGTAAGAAAGAAGAAACAGTACGGTCACCGTATCTTTCAACTTCTGCTTCGTATAATTCTGGTAAGTATTGCTGAGACCAGTCATTTTGCCCTCCTGTAAAAGAAAGGTAGTTAGTTGATAATGTTTGTTTAACTGGAGCTGGAACCGCGTTTAAGCTTGGTCCTCCAGTTGGAATAATTGTAGCCATTTTAAATTTTTTAAATGTTTATTTTCTAAGTTTAATTTTTAACTTAGAGCTGTCGTCACCAGTTATGGCTCTTACTTTCATTCCTCCGGTTTCAATAACACCTGTTCCGGTTTTTCTTGGATCCATGTTTACATTCTTAGAATCTTTTGAAATTTCCCTAATGGCATCAGCTTTACCTTGTTCGTAAAAATGAGTAGCTAAACTGTCAGCGTTATTTGCAGCAAAAATAGCTTTGTGGTATCCTGAAGCGTCCGCGATCATATTATTTTCGTCTAAGAACTTACTTAGTACATTATTAAGATCACTTTGTACCTCTTTTGTTTTTTCCACATCTTTAACTTTAAACCTATATTTATTGTCTCCAACCTTGAAATCAAAACCTTTGAACTCTTGATTAAAAATTTTTTCAGTTTGCTGTTTAAAATGATTAAGCTGCTTTTCCTGTGTTTGCTGAACTTCGGATTGCTCTTTGTTATATTGATTAAAAAAGTCAATAGCCTTTTGCTGTTCCGGATTTAACTTTGAGTTCAACTTGATCTCATCGTAATATTTATCCTTAAGTGAAGTCAAAAAGTTTTTTGCTTTTGCAATCTCTTCTTTATATGCAAGTTTTTTTCTTCGGATGTCTCGCTCCTCATCTAAATCTTCATCAAATTCAAAATTGTCTTCAATTAAGAAATCAATCTCTTCATTATCTAAATGTGATTTAGTTTGCTTGTAATATTCTTTTAATAAAGTTCCTGGGTCAACATTAGAGTAGTCAGCATTTAATCTAACATAATCCTCAAGTGTTCCTCCTGTTTCATTCATAAAGTCTACAACTTTTTGAATATTTTCAGGAAGGTCAATCCCAGAATCTTTTACTTCTTGAATTACCTCTTCTTCTGTTACTTTTTCTTCTTCAACAGCTCTGGGTTCTTTTTGGCTTTCTTGTTCCTCTGTGTCTTCAATTAATTCTAAAGCAGATTCTTCTTTGTTTTCTTGCTCCACTCCTTGCAATTCCACTTCGGCATCTTGCCCAGTCTCTTTGCTTTCGCTGCTGCTGAGTAACACGCTTTCATCTGTGCTTTGTTCTTGAACGGCATCTTCTTGCGTTTTAGGTTTACTTAAATCTACTTTGTAGACTCCGTCATCAGCTTTTGTGTCTACTCCAGCTGCTTCGAGAACTTGTGTTTCTTTTTCTGCTGCTGTTGGTGTTTCATCAACAACAACTTTTGCGGTTTCTTCTGACATGATATAATATTATATAAGTTATGCAGTATGATTTTATCTTGGCTCAAACTGCCCTAAGCCAAAGCCTCCAAGTGTATCAAATCCTGCGGATTCAAAATCTTTCGGCGCTTTATTATTTTGTCTTTGATCTATTAATTCAGATTGCTGAGATGCTTGAATTTTTGTTCTTTTATCTTTGCGATCTTCTTTATAAGACTCCTTATCTTTAATTACCTGTAAATCTAGCTGCTTAAGATCCTTATTAAGCTCATACTCATATTGCATAAGCTGTTTCTTAATTTCAGCTTCTTTTTCTAACATCTGGGCTTTTAATTCGTATTCCGCAGATGTGAGTTGAATTTTAGATTCCGTAATAGCTTGATTTTTTTGAACGTCTGCTTGTGCAGCGGCTTGTGCAGCTTGTGTGTTTGACTGCGTTTGCATTTGGATGTTCTCTTGTTGTAACTGCCTGTCTTGATCAAATTTCTTTTTACGTCTTACTTTTAATAATTGATTAGCTAACTTTAAGTTTTTAACTTCTCTAATATCAATAGCATCTTCTAAATATATTTGCTCTTTAGACAATGCCATCTGAATATTGTTTTCTAGTAATTGCTTTTCTTCGTCATCTGGAGCTAATTCTAAGAATATTCCAAAGTCATGCAAGTGTAATTGAGAAATTTCTTCTAGTGTACCTACGTTAAATCTTCCAATACTCTGAATAAAGTTATTTCTTGTATTTGAATTTTCAAGCACATCAGATATTCTAAGCGATATTGCTTCTGCTGTTTTTAATGTTAAATATAAACCAGCTTGCATTATATGCCTAGTTGCAGTGTTTGAATTTGCAGCTGCAAGTTTTTGTAATCCAACCAAAGCATTTGAATCAGGTGTAGAACCATCTCTTGCTTCGTTTAATCCTGTTACATCTCTTATCATTTGCAGATAGTAGTTGTATGAATTAATTAAACTTGATATTTTGCTTCCCGCAGCAGAGGTTTGTAATTCTTGAATAGGAATTTTACCGTGGTTAAATTCACCATCTTGAGTCATAGACCTACCGATAACCGAACCAGTTTGGAAATACATATTTAATGCTTCCTGCGGACTGTAATTTGTTCCGTTACCTAAATCTATTTCTGACAACCCATCAGCATCTAAATAAACACCGTCTGGCACCATTCTTGAAAGTACTTGTTGCAGTTTCAAATGCGTAATTTGAATCATATCTGCAAACGTAGTCATTCTACTTACTAATGACTCAACTTGACCTTTATACATTCTAGGTGCTACAATATTGTAACTCATTTGAACCTTAGTAGTATCAGTCTTTGGTCTTGTCATATTTTCAGCAAGCTTCCATTCTAATAATTTATTAGATCCAATAACTTTAGCTCCATTATATAACACTTCAATAGATCTACTTACTTTTTCAAATCTTGATCTATCATCTTTAGGTGGATTAAAAGAATCATCTTTTTTAATAGCTTTTAAAGCTCCTGATGCAGTTTCTTTAACCTTGTATACTTGATTTTTAAATGTTTTCCATTCAAAGTATAATACGTATACATATGATTTATCCTGAACGTCAGCTGCTGCATAAGACTTATTATACATTAAAGAACCAGAACCAGTGCCTTCAATTTCTTCTAAATCTTTTTGAGTTAACTCAGGATATTCTTTTTTAAGATCAGTTAAACTAACTCTTCTAATTTCACCAACATAATATATATCGTCAAAATAAGGAGACTCAGTATATGAATAAACAATATCCGCAGGATCTACGTATTTAATTGTAATTCCTTCAGCTGTATTAAAACTATTTTTAGAACAAGCCATACCTATAACAGCAATGTCATAGTCTAGCCTTTTCTTTAATAAATGATATTTGTTATGGTCAAAAACATTATTTAAAGCCTCTTCTGAAGCTATCTCAATAGACTGCTTGTAATTAAGCTGCATATGTAGATTAAGTTCCTCTTCTGTTTCAGGAAGACTATCTTTATCGTTTTCATATACATTAATGCCAAGTTGCTGTTGTATCTGGTCAGATATTTCTCTTGACTGCATGTCTCTTACTACAGACTCCACATAATCAGTTCTTTTCTGAATAGAATTAGGGTCTTGTGAATATGCTTTAATATCATACGCTCTTTCACCGATGCCATTAACAACGATGTCTACAAACTTAGGAATAATAGGTACTGGCTTCCAATCTAAGTTAAGATAAGATAAATCACCATTAATAGATAATTCATCTTTATACTTTTGTATTGATTGCTCTCCCCTAGCATATAAGCGTAGTCTGTGAAAGTTGTCTCTGTTTGCATAGTAGCGTGCAGTTCCTGAATCTCTTTTAAACCATTCTGATTCAATAGCCCTAGCAATCTCTAAACCATATAGCTTAGAAGCTTTTTCTGAATCTGAAACCGCTTGGCTCGGGAATACACCTCTTGGTAATACTTTTGACATCTATTTTATTATTTTTGAAAATGCTCCTTTGTTATCATACCTCGTAAATCCAAAGTTTAACTTTGTAGTCGTTTTTACTGACTGAGGCATATATTTATGTCTGTTGCAAGCCATTATAGCTAATCCAGAACTTATAGCGGCATCAAATGCCGTTCTCTTATTTATATCAAACTTAGCCCAGTCGTTTAGGGTTCTATTAAAATATAACGTTCCGTAGTCGCCGTTTTCAAAGACTCCTACATAATCTTGTATATATGTTTCAATTGCAGCTGCGTGAGCTTGCTTTATATCTTCAGAAGAGTTTGGTATTCCTCCAATTTCTTTTTCAGCAGGCGATAGCTTTGCGGCTAACTTATCTGGCCTGTTCATTGAGAAACCTCTATAACCTCTTCTTTTTATATAATACAACAATCTAGGTTTGTTATTCTCCGCTAGTATTGGCATACCATAAAATATTAATGCCATCAATACGTCTTCAAAAAATATCTCAGCTGTTTGAGGTCTTGCAATATATTCTAAAAAGAAATGATGTGGCGGAACTCCTTCTGTCATAGAAAAAGTTGTTAACCCATGTAAAGCTCCTTTAGAACCTCTCCCGTCTGTTGTACCAGATATATCGTAACTATCACAACCAAAGGCTCCTAAGTCGCTATTACCTGGTGCTTTAGTACCATTTTTTATTATTACACGGTTTTGAAGGTTTAAAGGCGGAATCCAGGATATATTAAACCTACCGTTTTTATCCGGATAGAATATAACCTTCGTGTCTTTTATACCATTCTCCCAAGCAAAGTTTCCTTTTGTAACTACATTAGAAATACCTATGCCTTCGTTGTAATCTACTTGATCGTATATTTTTGTTAAATTAAAGATGGAGTTTTTAGCTTCATCTCTAAAAGCATGCTCTGTTGTTCTAGGGAACTGTCTGTAAAATTCATTTAAACCGTCTTGATCAGATTTTAAACCTTCTACTTCATTTTCCCAGTGCTCTATAACACCTACTTCTATTTTGTCGCCGTAAGGGCCGTCAACTGGTTCTGCAGGCGTGTTGAAGACAGGTAATCCATAAGTATCAATGAATCCTTCGTAGTTCCACTCCATAGGAATGAACAAAGAATATAATCCTGTGCTAGTCTGTCCATTGCGGTTTCTTTTTGTAACGTCTGATGCTTCATATAATTTTTTAAAGTTATCTCCTCCTTTATCTAAAGAGTTCGACGTAGATCCCATCATACATTTACCTATGATCCTACTACCTAATCTCAAACAAGTTTTTGTAACCCTCCAGTTATTTAATATATTGTTTGGCCTTTCCCATTTACCGCTTTCATCGTGTACTAGAAGTTTGAGCTTTTCACCGTCGTAGGAGTTATCACCGGTGTTTTTCCAGTCGATGGTCGTATCAAGTCCCTGTAATTGACCTTTGGTATCTGTAGTTTTAGCGATGGACTTTCTTGTAAGCTTGGAGGCTGGTACTCTAAAGGCGATTTCCGTTTTTGGCCTGTCCATTCCGTCCTGGATCGGTTTGAAAAAAAACGGGTAGTTGATTGATATTGGTACCACCTTATCTGTAAACATCTTCTTAGCGTCGCCTCCAGATTTGGATAATATCCCGAATCTAGAATCCGAAGATATTGTTGCCAAATTAACCGTTGCTCCGCTTGCCATGAAACTAAAACCGGACCGTCTATTCTTAAGGTAGCACATTCCGAAACACCTATTGTCGGCCTGACAAGCTTCCCAGAATATAAAGAATAATCTGTTTGCTTCCCTAAACTCTGGCTGCCCAACATCAATTTTGGTCCACTGCAAGTACATGTAATGGGTACCAGTAATATAAGTAGGCACTTTTTTATTAATAAACCAATATCCTTCTTCCCTTCGCGTAAATTCATTTTCAATATATCCAACCCACTTGCTTTTAAATTCATCAGAATAAGATTCCCAATCAAATATTGTTTTAATATTTTTAAGTTCTCTAGGATATTCAGCCGGAGTCCATTTGTCTCCTGTATCCTCAACTTCTTTAGGAACCTTAGGTAATGCTATTTTTAAGTTTTGGATCTCGTATATCTCTCCTATTTGACCCGTATGACCTATAACAATCACGTCGTGCTCCTTATCATAACCATATTTCCAATACTTAGCTTTGTTAAGTCTATTTATTGTAGTATGCTTGATAGGCTCTATAATTTTAAATAATGACTGCTCGTACATTACTTACTTCTTTTTTCAGCAAACCCAGAAAATGCAACTTCCGCATCCTCTTTTGGTTTGTTATCTAAAATATTCTTTTCGTCTTCAATTCTATTAAGTATTTCAAACGCGTCAAATATTGCTAGTTTCTTTGTTGCTGCAGCATTCTTTAAACGATCTGCGCTAATGTCATCATCTGAATCTATAATTTGCTCACGAGCAACTTTTATTAATTCTTCAACTGCCTTATAGCCAGCTGTTATGATATTCTGTTTCATTTCCTTCGCGGTCATAGTGTATTGAAATTGATTTAAGTGGTACTCTATATAGTCTATTTCCGTCTATTATAAACTCATACTCCGAGTGCGGAGTGAATCCAACAACTTGTTCTTTTAAAACAAATCCTGAATTATCGGTATATTTAACAATACCTTTTAAAGGCTCTTCTACTTCTGTAGATATTAAACCTTTACTTTCTTTTATTATTGGTGCTACAAAACAATAACCGTGTAT